ATAGTCGTCGCTGACGGATAAAGATGCAGGTCGACGTAATCATCAAACTTATCAATAAACTTTTCCGTGCAACTGACATTTATACAGCCGGCACCATAGCCAGAAGGGTTGTAAGTAGTCATCTGTTCCAGCATACCTTGTAGTCCCGCTAGAGGGTTCATGCCTGGAACGTAGGTTGCCGACACCAGTTGCACCCGCCAATCAGGGTCAACAGCCTTAAATGCGTCATAAACCGCAACTTGATAAGTCATCCAGACAGGATTAACATAACTGCCGCTATAACCAACGTCAGGCAGGATACGCAGGAAATAGTTTGCTTCATTGAGTGGTTCGATAACTATTACGTCAAGATCGTCCTTGTACCTCTCTGCCAGAAACTCCGCTTGCGGCATGATATAGTACGGCAGCAGTTCAGCAAGAGTGTCATAATCCGGCATGAGCGCAGGCCAATCGCGTGAATATGGATGGGCCAACGCAAGTATAAGTTTCATACCGTACTTACGAGCATTGAATACCGCACGATCTACAGCCGACCAATCGTCATTTTCAGATATGGTGATCGGTTGACCACTCCAAAGATGATGCTTGGCAGGCAAAGCCCATTCTCGAACTACCTTGATCCCCATTTCGTGCATCTTCTTGTAGGCAAAATCCACCCTGTCAAGCGTGGCGTTCCACGGATCCCCGTAATCATCGCCGCCAAGATAGTAAAGAGCGTCAGAATAACCGCGCACGGTATCACCGTTACATCCCATTTCTACGGTAGAACGGAATACCCCGCCATCAGCACGTTTGTCACTTACAATGTCATTTAGTAAGTAGTTGTATATTTTAGAGTTAATGGTCATAGCCAATATTTCAGGCTCTTTAATGATGGTGCTGTCTGCGGGTTCCTTACCGCTATTTAGCGCACTCAGCGCATCCTTGACCGTTGTGCCGGTGACGGTGGAGGTGTTGGATACCTGTGTATCGGAGATCCCGGTCAGGCTTGCCCCGCTGCCGGTGGGGGTCAGATACGTTACTGCTGCTTCGGTCTTGGTCAGGCGGTCATTTCCGGTGTAGATGGAAAAAACAGATGTTGCCAGTTTTTCTGCTACTGCCGCGTTGACCGCATCAAATTTGTCACCTGTTGTGGATGTGAACAGGTCGAATATGCTTTTGTCCGCTTTGCCGGCGAGTTGGTTCTTAACCGCTGTTGAACGGTTCAGATACCTTGCCTCATTGACGTATTTAGTTATATCGCCAGGGCCGGAATAACTGATATTTACCGCGCAAGCAATCAGGAAAACAACAGCCAGGCCATACCCTTTAATGTCTCTTTTCATAGTTCCTCCGTTGCAAGATCCCCATCTTTTACATAAAGCCTGTAAGCGATTGCCGTCAGTGCGTCGTTGATGATGTTGTTCTGTTCCGTTCCTGACGCAAGTTCAATGATTGCCAGCGTCCCGTTGACCGTCTGCACCTGATAAAATAGTCCGCTTACTGGATCAAGAACTGTTACGCTGATTGCTGTGCCGCTCGGCAGTTCCGTTGTCCTGAGTTGCCCATTGTTAATCTGAATGTTGTAGACTTTGCCATTCTCAGTGTCGGAAACTATCGTGTTCGGGGTAGGAACCCCACCAGCCCCAGGCCATGATCCGCCATCCCAAAGAGGAAGACCACCAGATGATACAGAACAGTGAGACAAGAATTCCAGTGCCGCGGGTGACAGGCCGCGGTCAGGCAAACCGGTCCTGTTGTTGTGCCTGTATTTCACGGGTACGAAGCACCGTTTACCGAAATAGCCACCGCATTTGCGGCGTCGCAAAAGGCCCTGATGGTCGTGCCAGGCAGAAGAGCATCGTTAAGAACGAAGAAGGCTGAAGAGTCTTCTTCGCCGGCGGCTTCGACTGGTTGCTGGTCGAATCTCCTATTCGCTGGAGTCGGGGTCTCGTCAGGCGGCACAATATGCACCGTCACTTTTCTGGCCGTTGCGGATGTATTACACAAGCGCATACTGGTCAGACAAACGACTTTGGTCTTCATCAGATCAGTGGTCGGCACTTTGTATAAGACCGCCAGCGTGTCTCCTAAAAGCGCACCTTGTATGATGGGGATAGGGTTCATAGAGTCCTCATTACCACGTTGTCGGGTCAATACACGATCATCAGGATGCCGGTTGATGTGCGGTAAACATTGCCTGCTCCCAATCCACCCGTGATGGCAGCGGTATTGTCGGCATATACCGGTATGCCCGATAGCGTTATGACCGGAGCTGTCAGGCTGATGGATTCTGCCCCAGCTATTTCTGTGTTCCCTTCCAATAAGGACACGAGACCTGTTTGAACCGCATTCTTCAGGGAATACAGGTAGACCGATACCCCGTTATTGATTACCCTTGATTCGTATACGCCAGAGGTGGCAACGGATATTATCCTGTTATTTATCTGCCCTTGTATCCCGCTTTCCACACCATCCACATAATTCAGTTCATCAGTGCTGGCGGTCAGTCCATCAAGTTTGTTGATCTCATCCGCAGAAGCAGTGACTGGAGTTGCCCCCAGAACGAGTGAGGGAGTGGTTACCTTGACAGAGGCTGTGATCTCTGTGGCAGTGATCGGACCAGTAACGACTCCACCAGTTTTGTCCACCTTGGAATTGACTGCCGCCGCGATGTTCCCGAACTCCGACCTGATTTCTGCCGATGCCCCGCTGCCGCCGAAGATTGGTTCGCCTGATGGGGTGTAGTCCATGGGGATGCCTCCTGAAATAAGTAATGTGATCGTTATCAACTGGACGATGTGTTTCATTGCTACCTCCGTAAAACGAGAATACCCTGCCGACCTTCTACTGAAGGAGAGCAGGGCATTGAAGCACGGCTATTGTGTTTCCGGCAGGCCAAGAGGACTGCACTTTATGAGGTGTTACGTACCACAAATTTTGCTAATGTTCAACGATTGAATGCTTTAATTAACTTGTCGTAGATAATCTCTTCCTCTTCCTCGATGTCCTTTACCCGGTTCCGCTTCTCGGCGAAGGGCATGTCCGACAGCCTGATGGCATCCACGGCATCCCGTTTGGCCTTGGCCAGCTTCATCTGCCGGTCGGCCAGGTTCGCCACGGATATCAGGTCGGCGTTGTCTTCCTTCAACTGGTTGGCGACCTCCGGGTTCTTGTCCTTCTTGGCGGACTTCCACTCTTCCGCTGCAGTCTTGGCGTCCCCAGCGATCTGGTAGAACAGCTGCCGGGTGTCCTTGACGTTGTTCTCCTTGCCCAAGACCGAGACCATCGGGATCTCCCCGACCTCGGGACCACTGCCGCCATCCACCATGCCGAGACCGACCTGGGCCAGACCGACTGACTGGTCAATGAACGTGAAGGCACCACCTAATATCGACCGGGTGTAGAACTTCAGCACCTCGGGGGATACATCGACTGCACCGGAGGAATACTTCGTTCCACCGGATATATCATTCAGGGCAGCCGAAGTCTTCTCGTACAGAGTTCCCTTGGTGGCCCGGTACATGTTCTGGGAATCAGGCTTCGACTCACTGTATTTTGTCGGCGCGATGGGTGATCCAAAGCTCCCCAGATTCGTGGCCGGTGCCAGTAGGAGTTTCGGGACTGTTGGTAACATGGCGACCGTGCTTTTCCAGTTGAGACCTTCATGGGTGACCGGATTTCCCAGCGGTGAGAGGCCGTCCATGATGGCACTGGCCAGGTTCATGGCAGTCTTTTTGTCAGCCTTTCCGTGGGCAAGGTCGTTGATGGCATATCCGATCCCCACGAAGGATCCGTACTCATAAGGAAGGGGGATGGTCAGGAATGACTTCTCGCCGGTCCTGATGACAAGGTTGCGGTTCTTGGTGGACCGGCCGACCTTTTCCCATTCGTCGTCATCATCGCCACCGATCCCCCGGGAGAGTTCGGCAGCCATGTACCCCACCATGGCCATGGCGCCGACCAGTGCCTGCGCCTGGTGCTTGTGCTTGGACTCCGTGAGGGCGAAGATACTGCGCTGGATACCTTGGACAGCCGGGTTGAAAAATAGCCACAGGGCTCCCATCTGGGGGCCGAGTTCGCCCTTCTTGTCGAAGTTGATGGTTGAGTTCTTGGCGGCCTCTCCTGCTTCGGCCTCTGACTTCCCTTCTTCCACCAGGGTGATGAACGTGGCCACCCGGAATGCATTCTCTGAGATGGAGTTCATGGCTTCGATCATCTTGAGGAAGTGACCCAGGATAGGTATCTTCTCGAATCCGGCCACACCCGATTTCGCCAGGGCCTTCGTTCGGGCATACATCGGGCTCCGACCTTCTGCGATCTGCTCGTCATAAACTTGACGGTAGGTGGCGATGGCCCCGATGTGTTCATGGTACATGGACTCAACATCATCGCCCAGCCGCTCAAGGGAGGACAGATAGGATGCCCCGGTGGACCCGCCCTGCTTGCGGTAACGGTCGATCCACTGACTCTTGCTCGGATCCTTGCGACCCTTCCAGAACTCCTTGACCGCCTTGGGGTAGTTGGCTGCAATCTTGGCTGCCGTGGCCACCCCGTAGTCCCCTGTCAGGTTGACCATGCCAGAGGTGAAGTCCCGGATGGTGTTCCTGATGGTGAACCGCGGGTCGTATCCGGTGTAGGCCCGGGAGAAATAGTTGTTGATCGTCTTCCCGATTGTCAGCAGAGTTCCGAGCCCTTCCGCCCCCATGTTGGTCAGGGCGTCGGCAGAGATCTGGTCGTTGATCTGGATGCGGACCTGGTGCCCTTTGACAAAGGCATTGACCTCGTTCTTGCCCAGCATCGGGCTGACCATCATCTTGACTGTCGGGTCGGTTGAGATGTCCACCACGTAATCATCGATCGGAGTGTGATATTGCGCCCGGTGAGCAGCGACGAAATCATCAGCCTCTTTCTCTGTACCGAAGGCACCGATCACCGTACCCTTGAATTCAGCCGTGTAGACCTTCTGGTTCTTGAAGACCCTGCGGAGTTCCGGCTTACCTACTGTTCCGATGGCTGGGTCGTTGGCCTCGACCAGCAGGGAAATAATTTGGAGATTAACTTTATTTTTTTCTATTGTCTTGATGGCCGATTCACGGGCCTTGATGATGTTCTCCAAGACATGTTCCTCGCGGAGTTCATGCCCTGCCCTGCGCTTGAGGTTGCGATTGACGACCTGACCCTTGCCTGCCCCGGGCTTCGTGTCTCCCTCACCACCACGCAGCGGGACGTAATGAGTATATGCACCCTGCCAGGCGTCTCGCATTTCCTGAGAGATGATGCCTGCCTTGAGCAGCATGTCCGCCGACTCATCCGAGAATGCCCTGAAACGGTTGGCGATGCTCTCCAGCTTGGCGAAGTCTGCCCGGGCCTTGTAGACCTTCAGTGCGTCTGCAGCTTCCTTGTCGGTGACACCGAATGCTGTAGCAGTGGGGTCCTTGTGCAGTTCTCGCATCGCCTGATTCGCTTCAGCGGCGTGTTGCATCAGCAGGAAGTCGCTGATGTCGTCCAGTTTGATCTTCTCCTTGGCGGCCTCTTTGATGAGGGGGCCAACCTGAAGGTCCATGAAGCGCGATAACTGGTCAGCGGTCTTGCCAGCTTGAACTGCGAGACCCCTTGATACGTCCGCTTGTTCGGAGAGGACAACCCCGTTGTCTTCCAAGTACTCCTGCAGCACATCCAATCTGTTGAACTTATTTTGGAACTTACGTTTCAACAGTTGATATGGAGTTTCCACCGGAAGATTATTTTGTCTTACCGAATACTTTGGTGAATCGCCTTGACTAGTTGTCCCATCTAGTATACCATTGGATATCTTTTCTATGGAGGTAAGCATATGCCGAATGTCATCTGTGCCTTTTGCGGAACCACTACCCACAAACTGCCGTACCAGATCAGGCAGAGTAAGTCCGGTAGATTCTACTGCTCTTACGAATGCAGTCAATCTGACCATCGTAGTGTATGGGTCGACTCCGAGGGATATCAGAGATCCAAGGTTGCTGGACGGTCCCCTCTCATCCATCGTCAACTTATGGAGAAGCATCTCGGGCGCAGACTGTTGTCCAGTGAAGTCGTCCACCATATTAACGAAGACAAGACGGACAACAGGATTGAGAATCTTGCTATCCATAGCAGATCTGGCCACATGTTCGAGCACAATCCCTTGAGTTTTGATATCAAGGCCGCTGAAACCATGCTCAAGGAAGGACTTTCTGTGAACGATGTCGCTGAAAAACTTGGTGTCACTCGCGGCATCTTGAGTGGTGCTTTTATCCGTAGAGGCACGACCACCAACGCGGTCAGAGGACTCCCCCCTCAAGTTGAGAGAAGACCTTTGCAACTCCCTGAGATAGTCGAGTGCATCAAGAAAAGCTGGTCCCTGGATCAAATGGCTGACTTTTTTAAATGCAGTACGAGTTTCATCAGGGACACCATCAGGAGTAATGGCACCTCTCTGAGAAAGATCAGGGTGTCTCTCGGTCTCCCCGCTGGCATCACGCCCAATCGGATTTACTGATTCACGTTTCTGTTTTACCGAGAACATCGGGTAGGATGCAGGAGTCTTGTCTGTGATGGGGATGTAGGGGACAAGGATAAGCGTGGACTGAGTGCCTGGGTTGATAATATCGTAAAAGCCAGTTTCTCTATTCTGCCTTACCTGTAAATCTTCTGTGGCATGGTTTCTTTTAAGGAATATTTCAGCGGCCTCTCTACTGGTGAAACCACGCTCTACTACAGGGCGGGCGTTCTTTTCGCCGATGCTTGTTTTACCTACCCCCTCTTTCCCATACTTCTTGAACAGGGCAGGGAGAGTACGATCATAGAGAGCCTTCAGTCCAGCCCCCCCAATCGACAAATCCAATCCCGAGAGAATCTTTTCTGACTCATGGTATTTTTGCTTTACAGAGTCTTTAGACTGATTTAGAATATCAGCATGAATATTCAAAAGTTTTGCGAGTTCTGTGGTGTTGAGATTTTTCACAAGTGGCCTTCCCATCTTGCTAGGAAGAGGTTCTGCTCCAGAACGTGCAGGTCTAGTTTTCTGTGGGATACCGTCAGTGCCAAGATGGAAGATGCGTCCAGGGCTTACAATGCCGACAATTTCTCTCGCGCTGAGATCACTTGTCCGCAATGCGGGAAGAAGCGCTACGTCTCCCCTGCCATCCTCAAGGCTGGTGCTAAGTTTTGCTCCAAGGCTTGCTCCGACATCGCGCATCGCGTTGACAACCCCAACCGCCACAGGACTACGTTCATTGATGGCAAGCTCACCAAAGACCATATCCTTATTGTGGAAAAGGCTATCGGCAGAAAGATGGTTCGCGGAGAGGATATTCATCACATCAACGGGCAAAAGCGAGATAACAGCCTGCTTAACCTGATCGTGTTGAAGCATGGACAACACACTTCCGTCCACTGTATCCAAAGGCATCAGAAACGCCATCTTAGTGCCGTAGACATTATCAGCCAGTTCCCCGATGCCTTGTGGCTTGGTAGCCTCGTCCCATAGTGGGTTGCTCGAGGCCCCTTCCCCATCGCTTATTTTCTTAGCTATTTCTTTGCCAAGATATTCCTCTATGGTTTTATCGGTTGCCCTAGATTCAGTCCAAAGACTATGCCCATCTTTTTCTGCCGAGACCTTGTATGTGCCATCTTCGTTCGGCTGATAAGCGATTTCATCTACCTGCTTGCTCAAATCATACCTTGCCGCCTGCATGGCACCGGTCGTGAAACTCACCCCGTCAAATCCGTTCTCCTTGGCATAGGCCAGTACACGCTTGACGCCGATATCGTAGATGCGCTTGACCAGATATGAGGGCATTTTCTTCTGGTTGGCAAATGACGGACCCTGCATCTCTTCGACAAAAAGAATTTTGCCCTGCTCGGTCTCGCGCTCGTTGAAGCGGATTCTTACTATCGGATTCGTGATCGATTCGTATTGCGAGTGGCCGTCTTGCCATTTACCAGCCTCTCCTGCTACCCGTTTCTTATAGTTTGGGTGCTCTTTTAAATCACTTCTTGCCTCTTCCTCTGTAGGCCATCTTCCCATTCGTTCGCCATCAAGAAACGCATCAACTCCATTTTTTGCAGGAGTTGTCGTTATGACTGATGCAGAGGATAAACCGAGTCCCGGTGCTGTTACAAACATCTCCCTGTACGATCCTGCTGCTGCACCAGGTTCTGTGTATTGGGAGAAGTGGGTGACATCTTCTCGAAAGTCGCCAACTTCTTCTTGGTATCTTGCGTGTGCTTCGCTTTGTTCGGCTGGCGATAACTCTGAATAAGGGGTTTCTTCGTTCGCTCCCCCTTCGTCATTCCACCATGCCTCAACATCACCCATATCAGGTTCGCCCAGCACCACATCCTCAAGCTCAACAGAATTGGCCTGAATCGCTTCCAGTACTTCCGCCTTGGTCACCGCCTTGCCTTCGTCGAACTCTCCCAGCACGGTGCCGATTTCGTCCTCTGTGACTCCATTGTTGCGTAACATGGAACGGAGTTGTGGAACGAACATGCGACCTGACATCTTCTGCTCGACCACTTCCGCCAGTTTCGACCGGAAGGGCTGCAGTCTTTCCCTTGCTTCCTTGAGAGAGTACCGGATGTCAGGGTTGGTGGGGTCAAAGGAACCGCGATTTCCGATTGCGGATTTTATCTGGGTAGGGGAATAAACAATGTAGGCTTTCCGGCCATCTGCCCTCACTATTTTCCCATCATAACCTCGGGACAGTGATTCTTCTGCTATCGTGATTCCTTTTGCTATTGCTGACTTCTTGATATCTCCTGCCACTCTATCAGGAACTGGGTTTTCAATCTTAATGTAGACGGGCATAATGTTACCGCCCCGCCCTGTTTTGTTTGCATATTCCGCCGCATATTTGGTTGACTCTGTGAACATGAAGGCGCCCACAAAACCACCCGTGCGGGATGTCGTGTGTTCATCGGAAAACGCATCAAAATCAGCAGGAGTCCCATGATAAACGACCAACGGATTCCCATCCTCATCCACCACACGGCTATTTTTAAACCATGCTTTGAACTCAGGTGTCTCTGTCTGCTTGGTGGAGAACAGAGGACCGTTTTCGATTCCTGTCTTGATGGTAGTTACTGCAGCGGGATTGTAAATCACCACACCGCCGAACGACCTGTCGAAGAGCCCGTCTACTCCCGCTTTTTTCATGATGATTGGGAGTGAGTCGCTGGATAAGAGATTCCCTTTTTTCGACAGGACATCCCACCTCATGGAATCCACTTCATCCCTGAGGTCAAGTATTTTTGCAGTGTCTTTGATTTTGATGGCGATTACGGACCCGCCACTCTCATCTCCTGACATGTCAGCGTAATTACTCTTTGCCAGACCGTAGTCCGATGCCAGATAGAGACCCTTCCCGAAATATCCAGCAGTGGTTTTGTTGAGGTCTATCTTCTTGTGGATGGACTCAGCCGAAGATTTCTCGGTGCCATGGAACATAACCCTTCCTGCCCATCCCTTGACTGGGACGTCTTCGGGGTCGATTGAATACTTGGAAACCAGGTCGTCCGCGCCAAGGTTTTCTGTCTGCTGTGCAACAGGAGTGACTGGGCCGGCGAACCCTATAAACTCCTTGGAGAGTCTGATGGCATCTTCGGCACTAACCTGAGACGCAGACAAGTTGTTACCTGATTTGCCTTCTGCCCTCCAGACACCGAATTCTTTGTACGTTCTCCAGCCGTTCGACCAGACGGTCTCTTCATCTCTCAGTCGCTTCCCCTTCACCGAGAACTGCACATCATCCAGCACCGGCTTCATCGGATTGCCTTGGTCTGACTCTTTGTCCATATTCTCATAAAGGAATGGATCGATGATTTTCTTGACTGCTTCCAGATCAGGGAACAGGTCGGTGACGTCCAGCCCGTTGCGCTTGCCTGTGTCCAGCAGCCTGTCGATGGCATCGGCGATGGCCCTGAACAACTTGGGTGCCACCTTGGACAACCCGCGCCAGAACTCCTTGTCGTGCCACCGTGTAGCAGTGAGGTCGGCGATGATTTCCCGGTTGACCTCATCGGTTGAAAGGTCGCGTTTGCGGTTGGTCTCCAGCCATTCATGGTAGGTCGCCCGGGCCTCGGGGTCAGCCAGAGCAATAATCTTGTCCATGACTTCAGTGTACCCATCCGACCTCTCGAATGAATGGGTGATCTCATGGCCTACCACTACCAGCATGGGATGTGTGGTGTCTTGGGCAAGGAAGATATTCCCCCCCCAGTAGACTCCGTTGAAACGAGTGGATTGTTTTACGAAGATGGGTTTCTGGATGCCGAGAGCAGCGGATATCTTGAGGACATCCTTCTGCTCTGGCGTGAGGTCTGTTGCTACTTCAAGGGTTTCTCCGACTGCTCGGGAGAGCCCTGCGGCTTTTTGTTCTGCCAGGGCCGTGGGAAACGGTCCTTCATCTGGAAGTGTGGTGCTGTCCTGTCTCCCTGTGCGAACCGATGGTTGCACTCCGACATGTACTGGTACGCTTCGTCCGTTGTCATAACCACCCTCCTCAAGGATGACCTTCTGTGCAGCCGGTTCGATCTGGTCCCAGCGAACCTTGGGAGTCTTGGTAGAACCTGCCCTCTCCAGCAGGTCCTTTCTCTCAGACCGTTTGAGGCCGTCCCACCAGCGAGTTACTTTTTGTTCTGTTCTACCCTCTTCTTGAACCTGTCCCTCATTGACTGCAGAAACAGTTTCCGATCCTTCGGCTGCAGTTTCTGGCTCACTCGTTCCAAACATTTCGTCAAAGAGTCTGAGAGCTTCATTGGCTTCCTCCGGTGTTAAATCCTGTTCGCTGAATGTATCGGCTTCATGGTCAACGGCCTGTAACGATTCCTCAACGTCTTCTTGCGAGAGTTCAGGGAATCTATCAAGTATTGCCTCAACATCATCAGGATGGATAACAGGGTTGCCACTGGCCTGCGCTCTGACCATATCGGCAAACGACTGTGTGTCTACTTCTCCATTCACATCAAGGGTGACATTCCATCCTTGGTCCCGCATGTCCCGCGCCATCAGGTCAAGGCCAATTCCATTCTTGCTCTTGATTCTCAGATACCGTGCGCTGCTGGTTTCCTTCGGGTCGATGAACTTTGCCAGTGATTCAGGAGTGATCCCCCCACCCTGCTTGATATCGCTGAACAGATTGCGCGGACCTTTGGGCTTGGCTACTTTTTCTTTTTGCGGCTGAGAAGTTCCTGTTCCTTTTTCTCCAACGCCGGTATTGTCACTGACGGTGGTTGGCCCTCCAGGTGCTCCATTCCTATTTCCTTCAGGAGCGACTTGTCCGACATGGTGAACCTCCTTGGCTGCTTCCTTCGCCTTCTTTACTCTCACGGACGCCAGTTCAATGGCGGTCTTGGCACTGTCCGCTTCACCGAATTCACTGACTCCGATATGGAGACCGGTCCCGGGTGCCTTCCCTTTCGGGTGGGCAAGATCAGACAAACCATTTTCCTTGGCGTAAGCCTGTATCTTACCGTGTACCACTTTCAGGGCTTTTGTCAAATCTTCTTTTGAAACGCCCGGGGCGATGACGGCCAGCTCATCCCCACCCTTCCTGATGACCTGGGCCCCCTTGAACTGGCTGACCCCTTCTCTGAGAATATCTGCCATGGCACGGAAGTGCGTGTTCGCTTCTTCCTCGCCTCCGGGGAGCTCATTCAATCCCCCGAGGTTATGGATGTCGGCGATGGCATAGGCCACCTTCGATCCCTGGTTATCGTGGAGATCCCATGCACGTTTGAGGGTGGGCCCATGGTGGCGCCGTTCGATCAACCCGGTCTCGGCATCGGGAGTGCGCTCGTGCTTCCGCCGATCTTCCCGAGTCTTCTCAACGGCCGGGTGTCCCGGTTCCAACCCCGTTTCGATCAGGTCCTGCGCTGCCTTGTCGGCGATGACATCTGCTTCGTGGGGGAAGGTTACCTCAGTTTGGTCCCGCACGTCGGACAGAGGCGTTTCCCCTTGCACACTTTTTTCTGGCACTGCGGACACTTCATTCGATTCTCCTTTTGCGACTGGTGTCTCAATTTGAGAAGTTTCCCCCGGCAGGGATGGGGAGGGGGCCACCCCTGCCGGAGTATTGGCTTGCTCTACAGGGGAGGGACCCGGAGCAGAACCAAGTTCAGTGAGTGCCTCGAGTGCAGCCCGATGCTCCTCAACCTTTGCCAGTGCGGAGTCTCTCGACGCACCTTTAAGCCTGTTTGCGGCGATGCCCCATGATTTCATGCCCTGCCCATGGATGGCGATCTGCTGCTGTTTCTCTGCCTGAACCTGCTCGGAACCTGGTGCCTGGTCCCATGCCGCTCGGAGACCTTCATGCCCTTCTGTCGCAAGTTGAGACTGGATTGTCTGGAAACCACGCTTGGCTGCCAGGTCCTGTGCGAAGGTCGCGTAATCCTGACCGGCCAGCTTTGCCGCTGCAGCCTGTTCGGCGATAGGCGCAGGGGTTGGTTGGGGGGTGAACTCCTCGGGGCTCACAGGGGCCTTCTCGTTCACTGAAGGAGAAACCACACCTTGTGATGTCTCGGCGATGATCTGGTCGACAGTCTCTGCAGGGGCAGCAGGTTCTTCTGTGGTCGTGGCGCCACCCAGTTTACTAAGCAGGTCGGCCTGATGCTCGGGAGACCCTACCGTGCCATTAACAGTCTCGTTGGCGGCGGCGATCGCATCGTCGACAGAGACGCTTCCATTGCTGATACCGGTGTCGGGAACTTCGACCTTCGCCTCGGCCGGCGCATTGAACTGCTCCCACCCTTTATCGTTGGCGACCATGCCGACCGGTTCGCTTTCGAAACCCTTCCACCCTTCTCCAGTAGGTTCGACCGGAGCAGTGAATATATCAGCACTGTACGGCAGTGCAGAGTTCGAAGTGACTGCGTTGGTGATGTTGGTCCGGGCGGTCTGCTTCTCTTCTTCAGGAATAGCACTGGCGTCCACGACTGCCATCAGTTCGTTGGCTGCCGATACCCGAGACTTGGCTGCAGATATCTTTGCCTGCGCCAGGGTCTCCCCTTTGGCGGTGAATTCCGCTACCTTCTCTGGGGTCACCGGTGAGAACAGGTCTTCCTTCAGTCTGGTGGATTGTCTGGCCTGTGATATCTGCCCGGCTGTTTCGAAGCCACCGGTCACCGCGGCACCGGACACACCACCGACAATTCCTGCCTCAATCATGCGCTTATTGATGTACTCTTCGCGGGTCATCCCGATGGGGAGTTTGACCATGCCAGTGTCGAGATCCTGCTCGGCCTGGAACTTCTCTGTCCCCACTTCCGACATGCCTTCGAAGGGGACATCAGCTGCAGCGTGAAGAGCGATCGCAGTGCCGCGCTTTGTGGCGGATTTGGATATGTCTTCGAAGAGTGCCTGCCCTGTGTTGGTCCCCGCCACCTTGGCGACGAAGTTCCTGACCACACTGGCGGACCCGCCCATCGGAAGGAACTTGGCACCGAAGGCACCGGCCTTTATGATCGATGCCTGTGCGGAGTTGCCGGCCATTTCGAAGCCTGCCTCGTACACTCCGTACTTGGCAGCTGCGGCCTGCATCTCGTCCTCGCTCATCTCGATCTTGCCCTGCTCTTTTGCTTCCCGCAGGTCCTTCAGTCTCTGCAGGTATGAGTCCTGGTACATCAGGTAATTGGAGACGCTACCACCACCAGGGAGAAGATTGGGCACCATGTACATCATCGACCTGGGCAGGTTCTCAATCACCTGACCTGTGATACCCATAGCGGAATCTTCTTCGAACTTTCCGCCGGTCACACCCTTGTCGACCGACCGCAGGGCCCCGCCTACCGTACCCCTCAGACCACCAGACTGCTCGGCCACAATCTGCTCGGTTGGAGCGGTGCGCTGGATGTGAGTCTGGCCTTCTTCATCCGTCCAGGTCTCGGTGTCTGGCGTACCGAAAAGGCCCACGTCGCTGCGGTTGACATCGAGCGGATCACCTTCGATCAGGTTACCGATGCTGGATATGGCGGACGTGCCTGATTTATACAGACTCTTTCCGACTTCTTTTGCGGTAGGAATGATGCCGTGAGGAACGAGATCAGTAGGAAAAAGTGGATCCGTACCGGTAGCGATTGCCTCGGTTACGTTGGCCGGCTGGGTGCGGTCGGCGTAGAGCTCACCATCATAGATGGAAGGCTTTACCTTGCCTTGGGTTGCGAAGTCGGTCTGGTCATCGAAGGTGATCTCGTCACTGTCAAGAAAAGTGCCGCCCTTCTTGGGGGTATCAAACTGGACCTCCGAAGCGTCAAAGAAAGTCATACGGTCCCCTTATGGTGTCCAGTATTGTTTGCCCTTCGGCGCTTTCGGATTGAAGTAAACAGGTTTCCCGCCAGAAGTTTTACCGGTCGGAGTATACCCTGCTGGTACACTGGATTCAAGGGTTTTAACTTTGTTGCCCTTCGCATCGGTCCACTCTGACGCAGGGGGGCCATCATAACTGCTGTGGGTAGACGTGATGGGTACCGGACCACGTCCGACCTGTCTCTCCAGTCTGGTACGTTCAGCCTGCTGCGCTTGCGACAACTCCCCGACCCTGGCTTCGATATCGTCCAACTGGGACAGACGCTTCTCGGCAGCCACGGTTGCCTTGGTCTTGCCCTTCTCAGTGGATTCAGCGTCTTTGTCGTCTCTCTTGCTGGCCGCAATGGCTTTTGCTGTGGCGTTGTTCCCTTCGGCGATTTCTTTCCTGATCAGACCCTGCTGCTCGATCTCCAACTGCCGTGCTTCCTGCTTATCTTCGCGTTCCTCTTCCTTCGCAACCTTCTTGCTGTTGAGTATCTTGATGTTCTCGGCCTTGTCGATGATGGCCTGTTCCTTCTCCGTGTAGACCGGGTTGGCCGATTCAAGCAGGGACTTCCGTGGTTTCTTGATGCCCAGCGAATTGTCGAGTTCTTCCCGGGCGGTCGGAGAGGCTTTCTTGACCCCCTCCACCGTTGCTTCCTTGGCAGACTCGGATTCAGCACGGCCGCGCCCCTCTTCCTTGGCGTCGGATGCGGATTTCTTGAGCTTGATTGCTTCCTCCAACTGATCCTGTGTCTGGGGAACCCCATCGATCTCATAGTCGGTGACAGTCCTGCCGGCCTTGCGATTTTCCGCCGCTATCCGGTTCTTCTCTCTCTGGTCCTCCCGGTCTTCAGCTGCAGTGATCCGCTTATCCTGAACCTGATCATCATGAACCTGCTTTAGCTCCTGCAGGTTCTCCTGCTTCAACGCCAGGGCCTGATCACGTTCGGCGATAAGGGCAGCCTTGTTCTGGTCGTCCAGCATCTTGTAGCCGGCCATCGCGCCGCCTTGGACTGCACCTGTCATTGCCTGGAATAGTAAGGACATGACATCACTCTCCTGTTTTGGAAGTTTGGAACGAGGCCATACCAGCACCGTGAGCATATTTCCGAGCAATTTGTTGTATCCTCGGCTGCGCGGCGATGACTTCCTTACGCATCTTCGGCGGCATACTCCTGACGTCTGCCTGCATGGTCACCGCCAGTTTCTTCGAGTCCACCCGGCCGGCCTTGATCTCGGCCTTCAGGTAATCCTGCAGCGACACAGAGAAGGCCAGCAGTTCAAGGTCGGGGTTGAGATTGAACAACTTGGCTGCCTCGCCGATCTCCACGATCTCAGGGACTATCGCCCTGGCAGCGGCGGCTTTGACCACATCCTGCACCTCAAGGTTCGACTTCCTGGCCTCGGAGTCCACCCGCTGCATGACCATGACCAGGACATTGGAAACCCGCTGGACAGGATCGGGACCGGTTAGCATCTTCACCACTCCATCTCTGGTCTCAGGGGAGTGCAGAAGTATCAGTGCCTTGGCAACGTACTTCTCACCATCGGCCTTCAGGTCTTCCTTGCTGGGCTGTATCATGCCGGTACTCCTTGGGGTGCCGTGGGTACTGCGGCAACAGGATTGAGATTGCGGTAATCCATCAGACTTGGTGCTGCTGTGACCTGTGCGACATCAGCCTTGGCGGTTGTGGTGGCGGCTGCGTTCTTGGTAACCGACCCCACAGGGATTTTGTACCCAGTGTAGGGTTTGATAACGGCATCTGCCCTGTCGCGCTCCTGCTTCTGTTTGATGGCATCTGCGGCGGATTCCGCAGCGTCTGCTTCACCAAGGGCCTTGGCACCTTGGCCGAGTGCCCCCATGCCTACGGTCAGCATCTCCTTACCCGTGATACCTGCGGTTGTGCCGCCACTCACGATTCCTCCACCGCCTCCCGCTGCGCCTCCCGCTGCGCCTCCAGCACCTCCAGCACCTGCTATACTCGGGGCCGCTATTGTCCCTGTTGCCCCTCCCACTCCGTTCAGTGTTATGTTCCCTGCAGAGGTCGTGATCTCACCGCCCAAGGAAGCTGGGGCGATTGTTGGGGTGGCAAGTGGACCAACACCACCACCTGACCCACCAGCACCGGAAGCACCAGCACCAGCGCCCACTTGCTCGAACCCGGCCAGTGCCCCTGCCGTGACAGCCCCCAGCAGGCCACCGATCAGAGCACCTTTCAGGATGTTGCCACCGGTCGCCGCAGCTACTACAGCACCAACAACCGCCCCGATTACCAACCCGGTGATAGCAGCGGAAGTCACTGCGGCCATGGTCGCGCCAAATCCTATCCCTACGAGGGTTGCCGCCGTCACGATTGCCATATCAAAGCCTCCTCAAAAAGTTGTTGTCCATGTGAATCATTCCATCTTTCTTGTAGTGCTCGATCACCCGTGGTGATTCTTCCCTGACGGTTGAGACCATGACCAAGACAGTCGCACCCTGCTCTTTGCCCCATTTATAGAACTGCCTTCTGAGCCCCAGTGCTGCCATGGGGTATTTGCCTCGGTTTTCTTTCGGGATGAACCAACCCCGTTCAATCAAGGTGATGATGTTACCGTTCCACTGCCAGGGTGCTACGAGACCAATGATCCCGCCGATTATCTGCCCATCGACCTCGGCCACTAGAATGCAGCAACTGTCGAGATCGATGTGGTCCTGCAAAAGGAACTCAATCGTGTCAGGGTCGGGAGTCATTCCGAGGGCTTCCAGTTCAGGGACATCAGTCATAAAGGAAGCGCACATCTCCATCATCACCGGGATGTCCCTATATTCGGCAGGGCGGATCATGCACCCGCTCCTACGCCACCCCATCCGCCTATTGGCATAATAATCCAGGTGTTGTTGACAAACTCTTTACGGTAGCCGGCCGGTTCAGGATCGGCCTCATTCCATGGTGCCCAGTTATAGGCCTTCATAAAGGGGCTGTTGATTGCTTCGTCCTGTCTGGTCTTGAGGTCGGCGTTGTACCTTTCCAACTGAGTGCCACCGGTTGCGGGTGTGGTCCCCGGGGTTGTGCCGGGGGTCGTTGTGGGAGCCCAGTTCGATTTGTAGGTGTACCCAGATATCGCAAACATGGTCTGCGCCTGGGCATCGAAATCCTGATTGATCTGGTCGATCATCCTGATTTTGTCCTGCTCGGAAAGCTGGGCAGTCGGGGTCATGTTGATACCCTTGATCGTGTCCAGCCTCTGTTGGGAGAGAGTGCCGAAGGACTCGACCATCCGGTCCTGCGTTCCCCGGTCGAGCTTGGTGAGGTCAAACTCCATGGTCTTGGCCAGCCTGTCCATCTCCAGTTTGTAAGTCGCATCGTCAGCCTGTTTCCTGAGAGCGGCATTATTCTCGGCATCCATGGTCTTGAGGTCTTTGTTGGCCTGGATGTTCTGCTCGTTCTCTTCCTTCCGGTAGCCGGCATTCTCTTTGGCCTGGGCTGACCCGAGGAGAGAATTGTAACCGGTCAGGTTGATGTCCTGATTACCCTGCTGTGCCAGCTGCCCGGCGTTGGCGTTGATGGTTGCGTCCTGCTGGGCGATGGGCAGGGCCGAGTCAATGGCCGCCTTCTGTCCCGCCCCGACCGCCATGGAGGAATTGATCAGCCCCCGTGAGTTAGCTTGGACCATGGCATTGGCCTTGGCACTCTGCATGTACTTGCTGTCGGCGTGGAGCAGATCGTTCAGCTGACCGGCCACAGTCTCTTTGTCCCCGATGGTACGGGCGACATTGGTTGGTGCGGTAACAGAAGCAACGGTCGTTGGTGAAGGCGTAGGAAATGTCGGGGTGCCTGCTGTTGTTACCGGTGTGGTTCCTGCCGCAGGAGGTGTGCCTGTAGTATCGCCGACCGGAGGAGTCACCACCGGGGTGTCTACCACTGGAGGAGTCACAGTTGTGCCGCCCGTTGGTGGTGTGGTAACCGGGGGAGTTGTCCCGCCCTGCCCTGCCGTTCCAATCAACCCTGTTGCGGGAGGGGGTGTGGTATCGCCGGCGGGAGGAGTTGTCGTCCCTGCAACCGGAGGAGTTGTGGTTGTTCCAGCAGGAGGTGTGACTGTGCCGCCAGTAGTTGGTGGAGTCACGGTGCCAGTGGGGGGAACGTACGGAGGGTCGTAATAAGGGTCCACTCCTGATGCCCACCCGTTACCTGGATCCCAGTCGCCATTGTTGTACGCGTCTTCGAGCCCGGCTGCTATTGCTGCGTCTCTGGATGCTCCCATGTTGTACCTCTCTTAACGCATCATCCTGCGGGGGGAATAGTGAACCAGAAAACTGTTGATCGTGAAGGCCGGGACATAATCGTACGATCCGTTGATGGCAATAGCGATGTTCTCTGCGGTCCCGTCAATCCCGACCTCTACAAAGTCAGTATCGTTGGTGTCCCAGAAGAAATTGTCCCAGATGAATGAATCCCACCGGGATGACCCGACGTACCGATCATAGGAATAAAAACCTGGCTGGGAGTAAGCCGAAGAGTCATATCCGAGGATGTGCCCGAACCTGAACTTCACGAATGACCCGAAGTCGGCTGCCAGTTCAGGGACGGCCTTGCGGTATCGCTTGAGGGTGCGGGGACTCTTGGCGTTGGAGTAGTTCATCGTCAGGTTGAAGTCTATGGGGTCCCCGTCGAAGGAAGTCCCTTTCTCCATCTGGTAGACCATGCCGTTGGTTGACCCGAAGTAAATCACATCGGCACCACTTGAATTCTTCCCCTCATAACAACATCTGACCGGGTTCGGAAAGTAGACCGGCATACACCCCAGTAACTTACCGTTCACCACGGTGATGAAGACCCCATACCCGTCACTGAAGAATATCCGGTACTGGCTCTTTCGCCGGCAGAGAGTCGAGGCCGTCATCAGGTTGATCTTGCTGGTGATGAACGGCAAGATGGTGTTGGTCAGGGTCGACTGCGTGAAGTTCCCGTACTGCAGGGCGGTCTGGACCGAGTTCACCCCACGGTCGTCGAACACGAAACTCTGGGACATGTTCTGGGCTGAGAAAGGCACCGCCCCTGTCCCTGTGTTGTACGTGACGAGGTTCCAGTCGGTCGGCCCCGTGCCATAAAGAATGCTGGTATTGTTCCGGTTGAACAGACCTAGAGTTGCAGTGCTGGTCCCCCCAGGCATGGAGAGCATCTCGGTGATTGCGCTTCCGGTGGCCAACTCCCCTGCTCCGCTGAGGGCAGTGAAGTTATAGGGCAAGCCGGGTGCCGAGTGCATGGCCGAGGATCCGATGGAGAGGAACAGAAAACCCTTGTGCGCTACAACATGTGTGGGAGTATCCGTGGTCGCCCCGGTGGAGATCGGCACCAAGATATCGCCGTCGAACTCGAAAGCCTTATTGACCCCATCACACCCGTAGATTCTGGTGGTCGGTTCCTGTCCGTAGAAGTTGTGTTCCTCGAACTCGAAACGCCCCCCGGGCAGCATGGATATCTGGACCTGCGTATCGGCGAGGGTGACATCAGCCGTGCCGGCCGTGGCCGCCGCAGCGAAAAGGATTCCCGACCCGGCCTCTATGATCAGCCGGCCGAAGGCATCGCCTGCTTGCCACTCCCCACCTTCAAGAACTACCCGCTTAATCAGGGCGGTCTCTACCCCTTGGGTGAGTGTATCTCCGTCAGCTGGGGTATCGGTCCCGCCATCGGTGAAGGGCACTGAATAGTAGAAAGGTACCGCTACCCATCCGCCGGCCGTGCTTTTGTAAAGCACCAATGCATCCGCCCCGGCGTTATCGCGGAAGGCGTAGACGACATCGTTGAACTCAAATACCCCCCTCACCGGACCGGACCCAGGGACTGCTGCAATGTCTGCCCTGAATTGATCAGCCACCGCGTTCTTGACAAGACTGTCCTCTTCGGGAGTAGTCACGCTGCCCTGTAATGCGCCAACAACCCCAGCGTACTGACTGGAAGCATCCACTGCGTCACCCAGAAGGATAGTCCCAGTCACATCAGTTAGAACATACATGCAGTTGTAAAATGCGGGACCGGAGAAAAACTCTCCAGTGGCGTAAGCTACTGTCGCCGTGGCACCACCGGTAAACGTCAGTGCGCTCCCTATGGCGGGGATCAGTTCGGATTCACTGACTTCTATTATCTGGTAGAGATGGCCGGATGCGCTATCGGCCGGAGAAGGTCGGCCGTCAAACCGTTCATACCCCACGATCCTTGAATACCCACCGGTGACCGCCGCTTCAAAGTTGAGCGAGAATCGAGCAAACGTATTCGCCAGGGTCAGGGTAGGGGTGATCTGGTCGAGACCTCCCTTACAGACGATGGCGTCTATGTTTATGCTGGGACGGTTCATATGAAGCTGTCACCCATTTCAATCGTAGGACCGTAGTCGAGCATCAGGTTATTGTGGAGGTCTGCCGCTTCCCGGCCGGCGATTTCGATCTGCTCACTGGCCACCTCGAAGTATCCGTACTTCCGGGCCGCCCGGTAGACGATCAGCATGTGGTACTCGTCGGGGATGATCGGGGTATCGGTATCCGCCGCGAGGACCTGGGCCGAACGGTAATACTCAGCAGTGGTGACGTAGATATCATTGGGCGTGAACCCGAACTTGACACTGCGGTCAGGCGCGACACAGACATAGAGTGGCCGGCCAGTGGTCAGCCGCCGGGAACCGAGCTCATAGAAGTCGCGGAACTGCGTGTAGTTGAGGTACTGGGTCAGGATGATCTCGGTCGGGATCCCTGCGGACTGGAGGTACTGCCGGAAGGAATAGGTCTTCCACCGCCTGAAGTCAGCCAGGTCGATGGCCAGCCCCGGGCCCACCGCATAGGTGCCGACATTCGCAACCGTGTTGAAAATGACGGACTTCCGCATGAACTCCCAGTCAGACCGTTCGTTGGCTAGTTCAACCCATGCTTGGGCAACCCAGTCTATGAGGCGTTTCATTTCCCCCGTCTGGCCTATTACCGTCGTGGGACCATTGCCCGATATCCCGCATTCTTGTTTTGTCCGCCTACATAATTCAAGGAAGTTCATTGTCTTACCGCCTTCTCATGGGGACATCAAGTGGCTTATTTCTTGACAGTCGAGCTATGACTGCTTGCACGGTTAATCCATATTTAACGGCCAATTCGTTTGTGTTTAACCCTTCGTGGTAGATAGTGTTTCTCTTGTTCCGGTTTTGCATTTTGAGCGGTATCCACACGCAATTGCTAGGTTCATAACCAACATCTAACTTAATCCGCTCAATGCTGTATCCAACGGGGCATGGTCCCATGTCTGCATAAAAGGTTTCAAAATTCTCCCATTCCTTACAGACCTTAATTCCTCTGCCACCATAGTTTTTAAAAGAAATATTCTTAGCATCACTACATCGTGACTTAACCCCTGTCCATATTCGGTACTCTTTACTTTTGCTCATTCCATGTGTGGTGCTTCTGATTTTTGTCGTGTAACGGCCCAAGCACCCACAGCTTTTTATAGCTCCTGATTTAAGGCAATCCGCCCGTACAATGTGGTGCCTCCCGCAACTACATAAACATAACCATGTAGCATTCCCGCTTTTATCTATGCCTTCTCTCTTCACTACGGCCAACTGCCCATACAGAAATCCAGATAAATCTTTTACTTTATTCATAGCGATCTCCCTTCGCTCTCCAAGGTTTGATTTAGCGGCAGACATGGTGGAGTCCATGTTTTTCGGGAGCTACCCTAGCCGCACCTCTTTATATCAGTTATAAAAAATTAACGCTATCTCCTTATACCGGGAATTCAAGGTAGGTGCCGGGCTTATTTTTCTGGATGTGAAAGTCTGCACTCAGGGCGAAGGCCTTGGCCGCATAGGTGTTGCCTGTGGTCTGCCGGTAAAGGCGGCACATGATGACGCTTGACTCTACCAGTAGAGTGCCAGACAGTGTGGCAACGGCAGACTTCTTTTCCAGTACAACGCCAGGGGCTGCGACTGTGGCCTCTACTATGGTTGTGCTCCCAATAGGCACTCCGTCATTCAAGGCCACATACTCAATACCCCAGATGACATTCCCTGTTCCGGTTCCAGAAGGTGCCCAGTGAATATGGAACTTAATGTTGGTCCCGGCTTTGTACGCGTGTGGTAATTGGGCGTCGAAGAAAACTTCCTGAAGAGCGGAGTTACTGAATGCTGTGGCGTAGACCCCGACCGACCCAGCACCGTCATCAGCCAGTTTCTCAAAAGTAGGGTCCGAGTTGCCGAGACGTTTCGCCTGGGACAGGCTGACCTTCACGTCATCCCATGCCAAAAACTCGGTGGCGTCCTCATCCAGCACCCCGTTGTTGTACCAGGAGAAAAAAGGGCGCAGCATGGTCCTCAGTGCTTTGTACCAGATGTCTGTGTCGACGCTGATGGTTTTCATACTCGCCCCTTATCTCAGACTGCTTCCGACATCCGCTTGCTGAACCACTCGATTCCTTTTTCGCCCGAGGGGTCACTGATGATGGAGAACGGGAACTTGTGGGCATTGTGCTGCCGGATGGCATACGTGCGCTCTCCTGCCCCGTTCTGGATCTCCGGTGTCGACACCCTGGCCGACTTGACGATCAGGCAGTCAACGTGCTTGCGTTTGGCCAGTGTCTTCTGACCGCGGAAGAACTGCTTGAAGACCCCATTACATCCCACCGTCACAGGGTTCTCGGCGTTCTCATCCGTGGTCTCGTGGACCATGACGATCAACTCCTCCTCCATAAAGGCCAGTTCGTCCAGGTAATCTGCTTTGCCGTCTCTCTCGGTAACCAACTCCAATGCCCCTCCATTCGTATCCAGAGTCCCGTCGCCGAGGATGATATCCTTGGGCTGCCCTACGTTCATGCCGGTTGTATCTTTCTCTCTTGCCATTTTCCCCTCCGGGGTTCGTTTTTTTCTCTAGCCAGCCAGCTAGAGGTTAAATCAGTTTTTCAATGGTCTTTCCGTTGTCGTTCATCAGGTAGCATTGGGTGTTGCAGAACAGATGTACGGCACCCAACGATTCAGAGTGGAACGCCAGGAACAGGATTGACCCATCAGCCGGTTTCTGCTCTGCAAACCATATTTCCTGCACATCTGACGGTAAGCCCCATGTAGCGTTCTCTTTCCTGAAATGCTCTTCGCTGGCGTACACCGAATAATGCAAACCTTGAACATCCTCGAAATAACGCCACGACTCCATTGGGCAAAGATTGCTGTTCGGATCATTTGTTGCTCTCATTTTGAGAATCATTGTCTATCTCCCTATCTGTCTGTTTGTATAGCTGGCTGGCTAAAATAAGGGGAGCCCGTTACCCATCTCATACGGAGTAGGATTCACTGGCGGCCCCCCAGGTTGTTACACGATCTGCGGACGGTCGGGCAGGGTGCAGACGGACTGCGCAGTGACGGAATAGGCTGTCGCTGCGGAGTTCATTGCGCCGGTTGCTACCGATGTGGTGCCGAAGATGTGAGTTCCGCCGGCGGTGAAGTCCGTGGCGACCTTGACCACGAAGTAACCGATGGGGCAGAGGTTGTTGGGGATGGCCGGGAACTCCGGGGCATCAAGGAAGGCACCGGCGGTGTACGCTGCGGAGTTCCCCTGCAGAGGGACGATCTCGCTCTGCACGAAGCGCATGGTTGCTACCGTGCCGGTGGAGACCACACAGGCCACGAAGATGCACCCCAGACCGGGGCCGACACCCTTGGGGGCCAGACCGGTGTTCGGGTCGAGGAAACTGGTGACAGCCGTGTTGCTGGCTGCGGTGGTGGTGTAGGCTTTACCCCTGATGCTGACGGTGCCGGCAGTGGTAATGGTCACAGTGGTTGTAGTACCCATCGTGACACCACTGTTGTGGAGACATGCGGTGAGTCCGTTCAATGCTGTTGGTTCCATAACTCATTCTCCTCTGAAATGTGATTTTTAGATCAATGCTGTAGGGTCGAAAGATCCGACCGTGTTGACGTAGACGGCGTTGGGGACGACAGTGGCATCATCCAGGGCGATAGTGCCGCCCACGAAGTCACCGGTGCCGGTCGGATTGATGATCACGAACCCGACCATGGCCTTCTTCTCAGGGATGGGCGGGAATCTCACTGCCCCGAGGGTCGCGCCGGCCTGTCCCATGGTAGTGGTCAGAGTGCCAGCCTGATCGACGAAGATGACGAAGATGTTGAACGTGGCGTTGACCACTGTTCCGACCAGGGCAGCACTGTCGGTGTTGGCCGCAATCGATACCAGGACACCGTTGACCACAGCCTTGCAGAGTGTGCCGGCTTTCACCAGTACCCCGCCGCCAGCCTTGATGGCCAGACCACCGGTCGACAGGAGCATGCTGGACATCCGTGCGTAGATGCCGCGGATCATGGCGTTGAGCAGCATGCCGTCTTTCTTGTCGGCAATCGCGTTTGTGAGTTCTCCGAGTTTTTGCATAACTTCTCCTTCGTAGGTATGGGGGGCCGAAGCCCCTCATCCTAGTATGTGGGTTAGTCCGTGAGGACGGATGCGCCGACTTCTGCTACGGCCATGTGCAGGGAGTTCAGGAGCACGGCATTGTAGTAGCAGCTTGCGCCGATGTAACCACGCTGACCGGTCGGGTCGTTCTTGTCGATCTGGCCGGGCGTGAGGTCGTGAACGTCGAGGGACTTGGCACCGCGCAGGGCAATATCACCCCATGCATCGCGGCCGGCAACGACGACCTGGTAGACGTCGATGTTGGAAGCACTGGTGGAGATCAGGCCCAGCGAACCGACTGCGGCGCCGGAGTCCTGAACACAGACCAGTTCAGGGGAGGCGATGATGCGGAACTCTTCTACGGTCCCGAACTCGTAGGGGCTGACGGTCTTCATCGTGCCGTACTTGGCGACCGGTACGAACCCGGGGATGTCACGGACGTCAGGCTTGAGGTCGGTGTGGATGAACACGAAGAACGATGCTTCCACGCCCGAGGTGCCGTACTTCGGCGAGGCGGAGAGAATCTCGGTGACCTTGTCGGTGTGCTGGATGTCCAGCCCTTTGGTGATCTTGCGGAGCATCTTCAGGGTCAGCTTGCCGTTGACTGTGGCGCGGCTTGTGCCGGTCCCGCCATAGTACTTGTTGGTGCAGGATTTGATCACGCCGAAACGGACCAACTCGCGTACCAGTGCCAGACGCTCACCGGTCTGCATCTTCATGGCGCCCGGGACGTCGTCCTCGTACAGGTCGGCAGTACGTTTGGTATAGCCGAAGAGCACGGTGTACTCGTTCAGGGTGACCGTGATGTCCTGCGGGGTCAGTGTCTCAGCGTTGGGTGTTACACCTTCGCTGGAGAGGTGCTGGTTGACCAGTGCCTGGGTGCGGTCGCCGGTACCGTCTGCGAAGAAAGTATTGGGCGAAGCGGATGTGGCGTTGACCGGCAGCCAGCGACGGTAGATGACGGTGTCGCCACTGTTCTTCGGCATCGGCTTGGTGTCGCCGATCAGGCCCAAAATTTCTCTTGGGATCGCGTGGGTGAGTATCTCCCCTTTAATTTTTCCGATTCGCTGTGCGGGTGTGAGCATTGTGGATAACATAGCTTGTTACTCCTTTGATGTGATTTATGTTTTGCGGCCGTAACTGGCCATCATTGCTTCTTCTTCTTCATCGGTGCCCCTCGTACCTACGGCACCGCGCCGGCCGCCCTGTGGGACGATGGCGGACTCCAACTGCTCTTTCTTCGCTAGGTCTTCTGCTATTCTCTTGTCCTCGGACACCTTCCATGCTTTGAACTCAGTCAGCTTGGCCGACACATAATCGGCGTTATTGGTGGCTGCGAGTTCCGCCGCGTCTTCAGGCGAAAGCCGG